GGACACACGCTTTTCAGCCATCGCGGAATCCTTCCATCTGTTCGTTCAGTTTGCGCACCATTACCGCCTCGACCTCGGGCAGCAGTTCGGCGGCGATCAGGGCGTCGATCCCTAGGGCGCGGGCGACAGCTAAGGCCGCGCCCATGTCCCAGCCGAGGACCGCGCCTGGTATCACACGCAGCTGACCGCCAAGACGGCCAACCAGATCCCAGACCTGCCAGCCGTCTTCCGTCTGGGGCCGGTTCAGTCTTGCGGGGCAGTCGGGGCAGGAAGCTTGGCAGGCGGCGCAGTATCGGTCGCCCCCGCCGAAGGACCAGTCGGCAAGGGCGCGGAGACGTTTTTTTCCGCGTCCAGGATCAGGCCCTTCGCGACATATTGGGTCTGGAACGCCTCGAAGACCGGCCAGATTTCCAGCAGGGCGTCGATCCCTTCGGGGGTGACGGGCACGACATTCCCGGCATCATCGCCAACACCTTCCCAATCCAACACAGCACGACGGGCGACCGCTTTGGCCATGGCGAGGGCCAAGGCCTCTTGGCTGGCACCGTCGGGCAGGGCCTCGATGGCCGGATCGGCGCGCGCCGACACCATCAGGGCGGTGGTCAGCGGACCCACAAGCAGGCGCAGGCCGGGGGCCAGGTCTAGCCATTCAGGCGTAGCGGTCAGGTTCAGTCGGATCATGATCAGTATCCTGCGAGGGTGTTGACGAGAACGGCGGTGCACATGCGGGCGGGGCTGGTGGCTTTGGCGGCCATCCAGTCGAAGGTCGCCTGCACGCCTTGCGGCCCCGCGATCTCGATTCGCGGGCGGGGCAGATAGACGGCGTGCGCCGTGAAAGTGAAGCTGGCGTTGGCCCCTAGGCTGTAGTTGAACTCCAGCTCGCAGGGCGTGCCGTCGATGGCTTGCGTGATCAGCGTGGTGTCGGAGAAACGCACCTCGATCCGGCCCGACAGGGCCGCCATGGCGGGGTCTGCGCCTTCGATGCGTCCATCGCCGCGGATGGTTTCGATCCGGTCGAGGTTGTTGGAATAGGTGATCTCGGCCGAAACCACGTTGCCCAAGGCCGAGCCGTTGCGCTTCACGGTGCCGTTGAAATGGCCGAACCGCTGCAGGCCCAGCGCCGTTGGCGTGCCAGCTGCCGTGGCAGCAGCGATGGTTTCGCCTTGGGCCACCAGCCGGGCCGTGGCCGTCAGCAAACCCGACCGCTGCATCTGCCAGGTCAGCTGATCCAACACGCAGCCGGAATACATCGCGAATCGTGGCACTTCCGGCATCGCCGTCTCGATGGACATGCTGGGCAGGGTCCAGTTGCCAGACTGGAACGTGTGGGTCTTGGGCGTGGTGCCAGCGGTCGTGGGCTGGCCGAACGCGGCCTTCAGCCAGAACCCGAACGCCTCGACATCGATGGGGACCACTACCTCGCCATCGGCCGTCACCGCATCCTTGATCGGGGCCAGGGGATCGCGGCCATATCCCAACAGTTCGGATTCCAGCAAAGGCTGTTCCGACCCGAGCGTTGACCGGGCAAAGGGCATCAATCGGAACCCACTCACCGGCGGGGTGCCGTAAACAGTTTCATACGCAAGCGCCATCTGCGCCCGCGCGCCTTGCGCACGTGCCATGGGGGTCTCCTTTATGTGGGGGTGGTCAGGCCAGAGGGCCGGTGGTGGTGTAGTGCAAGACGACGGTGATGACCGCCGCCTTCAGCGCCGCCGCGCCCTCGATGGGCAGGTCAACCGAGGCCGGAGCTTCAGGTTCGACCCAGTCGCAGAGGCCGCCCAGTGTGCGGTCGGCTTCCAGCGCCGCGCCAATGCTGGCGATCAGGATGTCGAAGGCCGTGGCTCTGCCATTCGGGGCCTGAACAACCACCTCCAGCTCGGCCCGGTGTTGGTAATGGTAGCGCAAGGGCGACAGCGTCACATCCGGTTCGCCCGGCTGGCCATCGCGCAGGATGATCAGCCCCGCCGCTGGGATCCGCTCGGGAAGAACTTCGTCGCGCAGCACAAGGGCGGCAAGCGGCTGCAGCCGCGCTTGCAGCGCGGCGAGGACTGATTCGCGGGTGGTGGGCATGACAGCGCATTTCCTGAATTGTGACTTCTGTGATGGTCGCGGATATGCTAAAGGTAATACCCATGAATACTCGCCCGGAGTCGCCCGTATGAACGCTGTCCGCCCTGTTGCCGTAAAACTCGATCAGGACACACGCGACCGCCTCAAGCGATTGGCGGATGCCAAGGACCGCTCCACCCACTGGATGCTGCGCGAGGCGGTAGCCCAATTCGTCGAGCGAGAGGAGAAGCGTGAGGCGTTCCGGCAAGCGGGTTTGCAGGCCTGGCAGGAGTATCAGGCGACCGGCAAACATATCACGCATGACGAAGCCGATGCCTGGCTTGCCAAACTGGAAGCAGGCGAAGAGGCGGCAGCTCCTGAATGCCACAACTGATCTGGTCGCCCGCCGCGCTGCGGGATGTCGAACGGCTTTACCGCTTCCTTGCCGACAAGAACCCTGACGCTGCCCGACGCGCCGCCAAATCCATCCGCGAAGGCATGAATATCCTGCGCGATCAGCCCGGTGCCGGGCGGCCGGTCGAGGACATGGAACCGGAATTCCGCGAGTGGTTCATTACCTTTGGCGACAGTGGCTATGTGTCGCTTTATCGATTCGAAGGCGAGACGGCGGTCGTATTGGCCGTGCGCCATCAGCGCGAGGCTGGCTACTGACGGGCGGGTGGTGATCACACCTTGCCCTCCACCCAATTCGCCACGATCAGCCCCGGCACGCCGTCCACCGCCCGTTCCGCATCCCGCGCCAGATCCAGCCGCTTGCGCAGCTTGACCTGCGGCACGAGCAGGAAGATCGGCACTGTGGCCAGGCCGCGCCCGGTCTTCGACTTCGATGCCACCGCGCGGCCTTTCGAATTCAGGCGCCCCTCCGCCACCAGGAGACTGGGTCCGCGACGGCGGTAGATGAACCGCAGGCGCATCCCGGTGCGGCGTTCCCATTCGCCGGGGGTAATACGACCGCCTTTCGTGCTTTTTCCGGCCGCAGGCGTCGGGATCGCCAGCCAAAAGCCATCCTTTGATCGGATCAACGGCCCAGTGTCATGCGCGCCGATAATCACTGGGGCGTTCGACCAAACCAGCGCCGCCGCGTTCAGGCTGTCGCCGGACTTCGGGAAGCTGGCGAGGCGGATGGAGTTGCCAAGCCGGGTGCCAAGACCAGCGCCGGTGATCTGATCTCGCCAGGCGGATTTCAGGGAAGTGCCCGCTTCGCGCATGGCGGCGGAGACGGCCTTTTCCCCGGCAGCAATTTCCGCCTGCATCAGCGCGACGAGATCGGGGTCGAACGCGATCTTCAGTCTCATGATGGACGCAGGTCCAGCGCCCAGATCAGCCGTTCGCGGTCACGCACCGGCTCGCCGTGAATGGTGAAGCTGTCAGTGCCGATCACGATCAGATCGCCGGGACGCGGGTCGGGCAGGTCGGACACACGCACATCTACCACCATGGTGTCGCTGACAAAGCGGCCAGCGCCGAATTCGGTGATGCGGTCCGGGGCGCGGCGGATGACGCGGATCGGGCGTTCCTCCGAGGTGGTGGCGGAAATCCAGACAGCCGCCGCCGCCATGGACGGGTTGGCATAGATCCGATCCATGGCAGCGGCGAAGACGTTCATGATGATGTCCGCCCGGCGTCAGTTCGAGGTGTGGATGCGGATCGCGATGCGCGGCCGCTTGTTCACCGGCAGGATCGAGGCTTCCGTCATCAGGTCGATCCAGCGCCCTTTTTCGTCCAGGTGCTGGCGGGCGTAGAGCGGCAGGCCGAGGGTGTTGGCCGCCTCGAGCAGGTTGGCGGGGCCGCCATAGGTCGTGAACGTGTCCATGGTGCCCAAGGGGAAGGCGATACCCTCGCTGGCCGGAACCAACCGTTCGGTGACCTTGGTCGAGAGCGTGACCGTGCCTGCATACTCCTCGAACACGATGCCCGCGAAGGGGAAGTTGCGGCGCACATCCTGGCGCAGGGGCTGCGCGCCGGTGGCGGCATAGAACTTGTAGGCCTCCTCGGTCTTGGGATGCGCGATCAGCTTGTCGAAGAATTCCCGACTGACGAGGGCATGTACGTCCGTCATGCTTTCGCCCAGCAGGTTGTCCTCCATCGCCCGCAAGACCTCGCGCACCTTGCCCTGAACGTTGGTGCCTGCCGTGCCGAGGACGAAGTCGACCGAGATTTGCGCAAGGCCAAATTCGGTGAAGTAGTTGTAGAGGGTGGTGCCAGCGCCGTCCTTCACGATGCCGCGCAGCGCGTTCATCTCCATGTATTCGCGGGTCTGGGCATGCTTGCGGCGCATCAGCTGCAGCTTGCGGTTCATCACCTCGACCAACGGGTCGGCACCATCGAAGACGCCCAGCGCGGGCTGGCCCTGAATGTCACCCGGCAGAATGACGTCGTCATGCGGGATCCACGGCAGGGCGAAGCTGCGCATCGAGCGGCCTTCCCGGGTGCCGACGGTGGAGGGGCCACCCAGCGGAACCGAGGGCAGCAGGTTCAGCACGCCCTCATATTGCTCGATGATGACGGAGCGCTGGGTGACGCCTTCAAAGCGGAACAGGCCGATCTGGCCGAGGCGGGTGTAAAGGTTGGGCAGGATGTTGATGGCCTG